TGATGATTGCCAAGAAAAAAGGTATAATATGAGTGTTAGTGCCTTTCTCCTAATCTGTAGTCTCAATGGAGCTATGGACAAACAAGGGATTTATTTCCGGAGTGCAGTGTCATGCATGGATTT